CTTTTATTTTAGAACTAGACCGAAATTTACAAACAAAGGAATGAAAACCTAAATGAGCTATAAAACGAAATCAGAAAAAATTGGGAATTTAATCAAATATGCGAAAAATAGTCGCACTCATTCCCCTAAACAGGTTGAGCAAATAGCAAAATCCATAACTGAGTTTGGTTTTACAAATCCCATTATTGTTGATGATAAAAATATGGTCATTGCCGGACACGGTAGAATTTTGGCTGCTGAGAAATTGGGGATTTGGGATTTGCCTTGCGTTATTGTGACCGGATGGAGTGAGGCGCAAAAAAAAGCTTATGTGATTGCCGATAACAAATTAGCCCTTAACGCTGGATGGGATGAGGAAATGCTCTCCCAAGAATTGAAAGAACTGAATGCGGATGGCTATGATATCGACTTGACTGGATTTAGTTCGTCAGAGGTCTCTGGGTATATAAGATGCGATTCGATTGAGGGTGAAGATGATGCACCGGAGCCGCCTAAAATTCCTAAAAGCAAATTGGGTGATGTATGGATATTAGGCAAGCACCGCCTGATGTGCGGGGACAGCACGTCGATTGATGCCGTCGAAAAGCTGATGGATGGACAAAAGGCGGATATGGTCTTTACTGACCCGCCTTACCGAATGCAGGTTGAGGGTGGTTCAAATCAACCGATAGGTCGCGCCGCCGCCAAACTTGGGGAGGCAATAAAAGATTTATGCGATTTTGACCCTAAAGAATTTTTAGGTGTTTTACCGACTGTTTTTGATAAAAACAAAATGAACTCATATGTTTTTTGCAATAAAGACCTTGTCCCTGATTACTTACAATGGGGGGTAAAAGCTGGTTATGCATTTAATATTCTTTTTTGGAAAAAACCAAACGCAATTCCTTTAGGTGGTCAATGGCGACCAGATGTTGAATATTTGCTAGTTTTTAGAAAATCAGCAATCTGGAACAACGCTTTAAAAGATGTTTCTTATTCTAAATGTCTTGAATATGGCAGGGAAAACAGCACTCCGCATCCGACTATGAAGCCAGTCGATATGATAGTTAATCAAGTTAAAATATCATCTAACAACAATTCTATAGTTCTGGATTTATTTGGCGGTTCAGGCTCAACGCTGATAGCGTGTGAAAAGACAGACCGACAGTGCTATATGATGGAACTCGACCCGCATTATATTGATGTTATTATTAATCGCTGGCAGAATTTCACAGGTGAAAAAGCGGTGCATGAGGTAACGGGAGAATATTTTGGTTAAAAAAACGAAAGAAAAATCAAAAATAAAATCAAAAAAGGCTCGCATTGATTCGATTGATGAGCATGTGCGGATTGTTCAAGCGGCAAAAAAGGAAATAAAGCCGCCGGATAACATGACAACAAATGAAAAAGTCACTGTTTTTTTTAACGATATTATTTCCGAAAAGCCAAAATCTGAGTGGTCAAAGCATGAGATAAGCCTTGCGCACATGCTGGCGCGGATGATGTATGAGCTAGATTTTAATCAAGAGAGGATGCTGATTGAGGGGACGCTCATCAAAGATGCACGCGGCGGAATTCCTAAAATGAATCCACGGCGGCGGCTTGTGACTGATTATGTGGATAAGATTGCAACGCTACGGCGCAGCTTAGGCATTTATGCTTCGGCAAACGGCTCTGAGAAGTTTCAAATTTTCAAAAGAAATTTTCTTGGAAAAGGAATTGAGCAACAGGTATTAAGCAACCAAGATGATTTGATTGCATATCCTCCGGACACTTTGCAATAGAACATGACCCGCGCTGAAAAAGTCATAGCATTTGTTTCAAAATATTGCCGCGTTCCCGAGGGGACTCATGTAGGACAGCCTATTGTCCTCGATGAATTTCAAAAAAAGTTTATATATGCGGTCTACGATAACCCAGCCGAAACGCGGGAAGCCATTCTATCAATGGCGCGTAAAAACGGAAAAACCGCATTGATTGCCTGCCTTGTTCTTGCTCACCTTGTCGGGACTGAGGCGGTGCAAAACTCTCAGATAGTGTCCGGTGCGATGTCTCGCGATAACGCTGCAATCGTTTTTAATCTATGCGTTAAAATGATTAATCTAAATCCAAACCTTCAACGGATTACAAGGGTCATTACATCTCTAAAGAAAATCTATGGCCTGCCGATGAACACTGAATATAGGGCGCTGGCGAAAGAAGGCTCAACAAATATGGGCGGCTCGCCATTGCTTTTGATTTTGGATGAAACAGGACAGGTGGTAGGGTCAAAAGATTCCTTTATTGACGCAGTGATTACCTCACAGGGAGCGCATGAGAAGCCTTTGCGCCTTGTTATTTCAACACAGGCGGCGAATGACTCAGACCTTCTATCGATCTGGATTGATGATGCTTTGACAGGAAAAGACCCGCAAAAGATTTGCCACTTATATGCTGCTGAGGCCGGATGTGATGTTTTGGACAAGAAGGCATGGAAGGCGGCAAATCCCGCGCTGGGGAAATTTCGGAACTTGGGCGATATTCAGAAAATGGCAAATGACGCAAGCCGGATGCCTTCCTTTGAAAATACCTTCCGTAATCTTTATCTTAATCAGCGCGTCTCTATGAAGTCCCCTTTCATCTCGCGCCGCGTGTGGCAAGAGTGCGCAGAGGAAACTTGTCCTATTGAAGAATGTGATGAGCTGTATGGCGGGTTAGACTTATCGGGAAAAACTGACTTGACCTCGCTTGTACTTTACGGTCAAAAAAATGGAAAGTGGAATGCTTACCCCTATTTTTGGACTCCGGCGGTTGGGCTTGAGGAGAGGGCAAAAAGGGATAGAGCGCCCTATGATGTATGGGTCAAGCAGGGTTTTATCCAAACTACCCCGTCCGCAACCGTTGATTATGATTTCGTCGCGGCGGGAATTGCTGAGATAACCAAAGGGAAAAACGTCATTGCTATTGCGTATGACCGATGGCGGATTGACATTTTGAAAAAAGAGCTTGATAGGCTGGGGATTGACCTTCCACTCGTCGATTGGGGGCAGGGTTTCAAAGATATGTCCCCAGCGCTCGATGCGATTGAAGCTCAAATTCTCAATGCTACATTGCGGCACGGGGCGCATCCGGTTTTGACCATGTGTGCTAATAATGCAATCGTGACAAAGAATCCGGCTGGGGATAGAAAGCTCGAAAAAATGAAAACGTCTGGGCGGATTGATGGCATGGTTGCTCTTGCTATGGCGGCGGGAATTGCTGAGCGCACGCATGAGAAGCAAGGCTTCTTTGGAGACTTCATAAACAATCCCCTTGTTTTATAGCACCCTCGCGGAATATAATCTCATAGATTTCTTTTTAGAAAAGGGCGGCGAATGGCTTTCTGGAAAAATATGTGGGGCTTCGTTTCTGGGTCAAGTGGTCGACAAAAAGGGGTACAAAGCCCTATTCCCCCTTATACTTTATCCTCACCTGTTGCGGTAACTCTTGATTCTGCGCTGCAGCTTTCCTCAGTTTGGGCGTGCGTCCGATTGATTGCTGAGTGTGTTGGCTCATTGGATATTTGCGTTTACAAAATAGACCCAAGCACGGGGGAGCGAGTTGAAGATGATGAGCATTATCTATCAAAACTATTCTCTGGGAAGGTCAATCGCTGGCAAACACGCCAAGAATTTATGGAGACCATGACCTATCAGCTTGTGCTTATGGGGAACTGCTACGCCATGAAGCAAAAGGATTCTAAGGGGAATCTTATAGGTCTTGTCCCCCTTATGTCTCAACAAATGCAAGTTGATTTGCTCGATGATGGGACAGTCACTTATTCCTACAATGACGGGACAAATGTTAAGGTCTTTTCGGCTGAAAGTATTTGGCACAACAAATTATTTGGAAATGGCGTTATTGGATTATCTCCATTAGCCTTTGCGCGAAATTCTATCGGTATTGGTCAAGCGGCTGAGGGTTCAGTCACCAAGATTTATAAAAATGGCGGAAAACCTTCTGGGGTGTTGACGATTGATAAAATTCTAACAGAGGCGCAGCGCAAGCAAATCAAGGAAAGCTTTTCGGAATTGTCCGAGGGAAATTCTGACAGGCTTTTTGTTTTGGAAGCCGACATGAAATATACGCAAGTATCACTCTCCCCGCTTGATATCGAACTGCTTGCAAGCCGCCGTTTCCAGATTGAAGATATTGCGCGTTTCTTTGGTGTTCCATCCGTACTTATCAACGATACAAGCGCAGGAACAACGTGGGGAAGCGGGATTCAACAGATTGTGCAGGGGTTCTATAAGCTGAATTTGCGCCCCTATTTGGAGCGATATGAGTCAAGCATGGAAGTAAATTTACTCACTCCGGCTGAACGTGCTTCATACGAAATTGAATTTGATTTTGACGACTTGCTGCAGCCGGAACAATCTGAGCGCATAAAATCTTACAAAGAAGCGGTTACTGGTGGCATAATGACCCCTAATGAAGCGCGACTTGAGGAAGGCTGGAAGCCAAAAACAGGCGGCGATAGCCTGTTAGTCCAGCAGCAAATGTGGCCTTTAGAGAAAATAACAGACCCAAAACGAGTGGAAAGCGGAGGGGCTTCAAATGCAAACACAAAACAATAAAGTGAATTTTCGGTGGGAAGTTCCAGCGCAAGCTCTTGAAAAGTGGGATAGGTCAATATCAGCAGCCAAATCTGATGGCTCGACGACAATCAACATTTATTCAACCATAGGCGAATTTGGGGACGGTTCCGGCATGACCGCAAAAATAGTTTCCTCAATTCTGCGCGGTGCTGATGGGGCTGATGTTTCGGTTAATATCAATTCCGGCGGCGGGGATTTCTTTGAGGGGCTGGCAATTAATACGCTACTTTCCGAATATGACGGGCAAGTAACTGTTAATGTGGTGGGGCTGGCTGCGTCTGCGGCTTCCGTAGTGGCTATGGCTGGGGACGTTATCAATATTGCTGAGGCTGGTTTTCTGATGATTCATAACTCATGGACTTTGGCTATGGGTAACAAGAACGACTTGCAAAATGTTGCTGATATGCTTGCGAAATTCGATGTAAGCATGGCGGGTCTTTACGCGAAAAAAAGCGGAATAGATGAGAAGAAAATCAAATCCATGATGGACGCCGAGACATGGATTCAAGGGACTGAGGCAGTCGATAAGCATTTTGCCGATAGTCTGCTAGGCGCTGAGAATGTTGTAAAATCAGAAATTCATAGTTATGATAGTCCAGCTTTGAAGCGCGTCGATATCGAATTAGCAAAGGCTGGAATGCCACGCAGCGAGCGCCGCGCTCTTATCAAGGAATTAACTGGCACGCCGTGCGCTGCTGGGGAAGAAAAGACCACGCCGAGCGCTGGGGATGTAGAATTAGCAAAGTCGCTTTTGGCTCTGCTCCAAACAATCAAACAATAAGGAAATTATCATGGACGATGCAGTAAAACTTGTGGCCGACATTTCGGCATCAATGGAAACTATGAAGAAAGACCATGCGGCTGTTGTGGCGGCTTTGAAAGAGGCTAACGCGGCATCAAGCACGGAAGCAAAAGCGGCAATTACGAAAGCTGATGAGCTGGCTCAGAAAATCAGTGGACTTTCCACTTCAATTATTGAGATGGAGCAAAAGCTGGCTGATGGCGTTCAAGCTGGTAAAACTGCCCCTGAGACTTTAGGCCGCATGGTCATTAAGTCAGAAGGATTTAAGCAGTTTGCAAGTGGTCAAACCAATAAGCTGCGCGTGCAAGCGAACACTGTAACTGGTCAGGATGGCGGTTCTCCTCCGTCAAACTCATCCGTACTTGTTCAACCTCAGCGCCTTAATGGTATTGTTGGCGGCGCATTCCGTACATTGCGGATTCGTGATGTTATTCCAACTGGTTCGACAACTTCGAATGCGGTTGAATACACTCGCGAGCTTTCTTTCACAAACGCGGCTGCTGAAACGGCTGAGGGCGCTTCCAAACCAGAAGCAACCTTGACATTTGAGCTTGTGAATGCTCCGGTTCGTACCATTGCGCATTTCATCAAGGTATCTAAACAGGTTCTTGAGGATAGCGCCGCGCTGGAAAGCTATATTGACAACCGCCTGCGCTATGGTGTTGAGCTTCGCTATGATGCTCAAATCATCACTGGCAATGGCACGGGTCAAAATATCTCCGGTCTAACAAAAAGTGGTAACTACACGGCATTTTCTCCGACCACTGGCGAAAGTGCTTTGGATAGCATTAACCGCGCCATCTATGCGGCTTATGCGGCTGATTACCCTCCGACAGCCATTATCCTTAACCCTGCTGATTGGGGCGCAATCGAGCGTACCAAAAACGGTAACACTGACCAAAGATACACGGTGGGGAATCCTACTGGAGTCCTCGGCCCCGTGCTCTGGGGATTGCCTGTGATTGTCACAAATAACATGACGTCAGGTAAACTATTGGTAGGTGCTTTTGACATTTCTCATCAAATATTTGACCGCTCCGGAACTGTGGTTGAAATGTTTGAGCAAGATGATGTCAACGTGCAGAAAAACCTGCTCACGGTTCGCGCAGAGGCTCGTGGATGCTTGGCAACGTATCGCCCCGCTTCGGTGTTTTACGGTTCGACTACTGCTTAATTTCAGGGAGGGGGATAACTTCCCCCTCTTTTTTCTTTGGAGATTTGAATGAAAAAGATTAGATTTGTTACTGAGTTCGTTTCCCCTACTCTTGGGAATGTATGGATTGGCAGAATAATGGCAGCCGATGCTGTGACCGCCGATAAAATGATTAAAATGAATTTTGCAGAGGAAGTTCAAGAGGATAAAAATGGCGATTCTGAACATTCTGACACTAACGGAAATCAAGAGCCACTTGCGGATAGACCAAAACGCAGAGGACGCCCTCCTGCAAATCTATCTTGATGCGGCTGAGGACTATATCGAAAAGTTTTTGAATCAGCCCATCATAGGAAAGGCTGATTCTCCAATTTCTACCCCGTCTGCTATAAAAGCCGCCGCTCTCCTCATCATAGGCGATATGTACGAAAACCGCGAGGGTGCTGGGGAAAAAGAAATCAAAGAAAATCCGGCGGTGTCGCGCCTATTGCATCCTTATAGAATTGGAATTGGGATATGATAACAATCTCCTATGATTATAAAAACGATAGAGCACTTGAGATAGCACCCATTCATGCTGTTTATGGTGAGGACATACGCTTTGTTTTCAAGCAACATGATAAGGCGGCGGCGGATGTCAGCTTTTCAAGTGAAGTTGTGGAAATAAAATTTTCAAAATTGACGGACAGTGCGCTGCTTCTCACTTCAACCGGAACAAAATCAACAAATTCCGCGACTTTTGATATTGACACATCATCCCTTCCAACATACGGGGATTATAAATTTCAATTCTTTGTTACCGGAAATTATGAATCCGTGCCGATTACAGGAACTCTCAAGCTCAAACCCCAAATTGAATAGGTGATAAAATGGACTTAACTTTTCAATCAGCCCCTAAAAATGGCCAACATTTCGCGACTACTACAACGTCAGCGCGTAATAGTGCGCCTATTTCGTCCGACAGTGTAACGGTTCATGCGAGCGCCGATGTCTATCTCAAGGCTGGAAATTCTGGGGTTGTGGCCTCATCGTCTGACTACGACATGCACCTGATTGCTGGGGCTTATGTTCAATTTCCTACGCGGGGAGCAACACATATAGCCGCCGTTCGAGTTTCTGCGGATGGGGCCTTCTACATAAATGAAGAAAAATAAAACGGCATTCTGCATTGCGTCCGGAACTTCTTTAATAAAAGAGGATGTGGATTTATGCAGAGGTCATGGAAAAATATACGTTGTCAAAGAATCCGCTTTCATGGCTCCATGGGCGGACATTCTTTATGCGGCTGATGGAGATTGGTGGGGTTTCAAGGATAGATGGGAATGGTTTGAAGGCGAAAAATATACTGTTGCGCCGGATGCTGCTAAGAAATACCCATGCCTTAATCTGCTTGAATATGACACAGATATTAAGTGGTCATTTGACCAAAAAATCTTAGCGACTGGTGGAAATAGTGGGTTTCAGATAATAAACCTAGCTGTTTTGCAAGGCGCTGAAACAGTCATTCTTTTGGGATATGATATGGGATTCCAAGGTCAAAAACATTGGTGGGAAACCGAGCATAAAAGAGATAGTCGTCCCTCAGATTATAACAACTGGATAGCGCGATTTAACGCAGCGGCTCCGGTCATACCCGCAAAAATAATAAACTGCACGCGCTCAACTGCGCTGAATTGCTTTGAAAAAATGAGTCTGGAAGATGCAATTAAGAATTTCTGTTGATGCGGAAAGTCCCACATCACCTCTATTTGCCGAGGCATTTTATAAGGGCGTCTGCGGCGAAACATATACACTAGGTTATTCACAAAAATATGATGGTTCAACAGATTGGGCGGGGTTCGCAACGCCTAGAAACTGGTTTGAGATTCAGCTTTGCAGAGAAAAAGGTTATAATTTTTACTATGGAGACCACGCATATTTTGGGCGCAATCACTTTTACCGGATAACAAAAAATGCTTTTCAGCATAACGGAATAGGAAAATCTGATTGCAAAAGATTCCTATGGCATGGAATAGAGATTAAGCCTTGGAAACGTGGGCGCGATATCATTATTTGCCCTCAAAGCGATATATTTTTCCTTTTGCGGGGAATGGATAAGATTGATTGGATTGAAAAAACAATCAGTGAAATATCGAGATTTTCAGACCGTAAAATAATCATTCACGAAAAAAGAAATCAGATTGCGTTAAAAAAACTATTGCCTGATGCTCATTGCGTGATTGTTCACAGTTCCAATGCGGCGGTGGAGGCGGTCTTAAGTGGTGTTCCTGCCATTTGCCTTGGTCATTGTGCTGCTTCCCTAATGTCTGAGGATTCAATCTCGCGGATAGAGGATTTATATTTCCCTGAAAACCGCCTTGAATGGGCTGGGGTTTTGGCGGATAATCAATGGACATTTGATGAAATTGAAAGTGGCGCAGCTTGGAAGGTCTTGAATGAAACAATTTGATAAGTGGTTTTTCCCAGATTCGGAAACTCACATCATAGAAAATATGCGCAGCGTGTCTCGCATAGTCGATGGGAGAATGGCCTATCAATATTCAAAATATGAGGACTGCAAAAACTACATAAAAGGATATCGCCGCGCTCTGGATATTGGCTCACATATTGGATTGTGGGCTTTTTTTATTGCCAAAGATTTTGAGCAAGTTGATGCGTTTGAGCCTATAATGGAGCACGCTGAATGCTGGTTTTATAATATGTCAGGCATTGAAAATTCTATGCTTTACCAATGCGCTGTTGGAGCAAAAGAGGGGCGCGTATCAATGGGGCGCAGGGTTGGGGGTTCTACCGGAGACACTGAAATTTTATCCCATTGCGGTGATATCCCCATGATTCCGATTGATAGCCTGATGTTAAATGATGTTGATTTTATAAAAGTTGACCTTGAAGGATATGAATTGAATGCTCTGCGCGGCGCTGAGGAAACTCTAAAACGGTGCAAACCTTGCGTGATTGTCGAGCAAAAAGGCGATATGTCGATAAAATACGATGGCGAGCCGCTTGGCGCTGTTTATTTTCTTCAATCTTTAGGCGCTTCTTTGCGTGCTGAAATATCGGGAGATTATATTTTATCGTGGGACTAGGCGATGAGTTGATGTGCTTGGGGCGGCTTGAGGCTGCTTTTGAGGAAACTGGATTTCCCCATTCCGTTGTGTGCGCCATGGGCATTAAAAGAGACCATCCGGCATGGCACGGCAACCCAGCGTATGACAAGAAATCAGCCAAGAGCATAGTTGATGGCGGCGGATATCGCCCTTATATCCGGCACTGGAATGGAAATCAGGCCATTTTTAATAAAGACCACAGGCCGCGAGCAGGGAAGATTATCCTCTCAAATGATGAGAAATCTTCCTTTTCAGAAGAATTGAATATGTTTCCTTCCGGATTTGTGGTTATCGCGCCGCACCTCAAGGACAGCGCCAGCAAAAACAAGTCATGGGGATTTGAAGATTTTCAATCTGTTGTCCGGTCAATCAGCATTCCCTGCGTGCAACTTTTAGAAAATGAAAATCAAGAAAGATTGGAAGGGGCAATGCACTTAATTTGTCCCACTTTTAAGCACGCTGCGGGGGTTATAGCACGCTCTAAGGTGGTTGTATGCAATGAGGGAGGCACTCATCACATGGCAGCGTCTATGGGCGTTCCTGCGGTGGTTATTTTTGGCTCTTTCATTCCGCCGGAGGTAACGGGATATCCAACCCATGCAAATTTAACAACGGTTGGCGCTCATTATTGCGGGAAATGGGACAACTGCGCGGATTGTCAAGCTGCTATGAAAAGCATAAAATCTGAAACTATTATAAAAATAATCAACAATTTTTTGAACGGAGAAACAAATGATTGGGCGCGTATATATCGGGTATGACAACCGGATGCCAATGGCTTATGGGGTGGCGGTGAAATCTCTCATTAGGCACTCTGGAAATGTGGACATTAGGCCATTGCTACTCCCAACACTTGAGGCGCAGGGGCTATATAACCGCCCTACAGTGCGGAATGAGGGTAGATTCTGGGATGTTAAATCGGATGCGCCAATGGCAAGCGAATTTTCCCTTTCACGTTTTCTTGTTCCTCACCTGAGCGACTATAAAGGATGGTCTTTATTCACGGATTCAGATTTTCTCTTTCGGGAAAACATAGAAAAGCTATTTTCTCTGGCTGACCCTACAAAAGCGGTTATGGTTGTAAAGCATAATTATAATCCGAGCGAGACCATAAAAATGGACAACCAAATCCAAACGCAATATTGGCGAAAAAACTGGTCAAGCTGCATGTTATTCAATAACGCCCATCCAGAGAATAAGCGCATTTTTCCCTTATTGAATGGGGATGTTACCGGAAAATTTTTACATCAATTTGGATGGCTGAATGATGAGCAAATAGGCGAATTACCTCACGAATGGAACTGGCTTGAAGGTCATTCCCCTATGAAACTTAATCCAAAAATTGTTCACTTTACACGCGGCATCCCTTCTATGGTAGGATACGATGATATCCCTTATGCCGATGAATGGCGGGAATATGCAGAGGAGTTGCCGCTATGCAAACTGGTAAACTAGACCAAAGAATCATCTTGCAATCCCTTGCGGAGACTCAAAATACTTTTGGGGAAACATCCCTCACTTATACGACTGTTGCAACCGTTTGGGGGCGTGTTATCTCAGAAAAGGGACAGGAATCCTTTGAAAGTGCAAGGGTAAATGCGCGAGAAACAGTCCGTCTTGCAATTCGTTATCGGGATGATGTTACCCAAAAATGGCGGCTGCAATGGGGCGGACAGAGTTACAATGTTGTTTACCTTGACCGGACAATGCGCCGCCAAGGGGAACTTTGGATAACGGCGGAGCTGAATGGTGCAAACTGAAATCAAACTTGAAGGTTTTGCGGAGCTTGATAAGGCGCTTGCTACTTTACCTTATGAGATTGGGGTCAAGGTGTTACAAAACGCGGTAAGCTCTGCCATTCTTCCTGCCTTCAAAGCGGTTAAGTCTGCGGCTCCTGTAGGGAATGAGCAGGCACGAAATCCGGATTCAAAGTCTGGAAAAATAAAATTAAAATATGGTAAGCTGCGCGATAATATCAAAAAGAGAAAAACAAAAACGTATGCAGACAACTCAAAGAGCGCGTATATTTCAACGGGCAATGCGTTTTGGGGTTTCTTTTTGGAGCATGGCACGCGGTATATTCCAGCTACTCATTGGTTTTCAAGGGCTTTTGAATCATCTCAGGATGCAATGCTCTCGAAACTAAAAGCGGATATCGCACGCGGGATTGATAAAAAATTTAGGGAAATGACAAAAAGATGAAAACATGCGAGCCAGCCATATATCAAAAAATAAAAACGGCTGTGGGTCATAGCCGCGTCTATCCTTTGCGAGCGCCTCAAAACGCTACAGCCCCTTTTATTGTCTATCAAAGGTCTAACTCAGACCGATGGCGCTCAATCAATAACCCGTCCGGCATTGCTCAAGCCACCATGCAGATTGATGTTTATGCGGCAACATTTGAAGAAATCAGGAGTATTTCTTCGACCATCGAGCAAAGTCTTGATGGTTTTAATGGGCTTGTGTATTATGGGACAAATAGTCCACAAGATTTTGTTGAAATTGGGGCAACCTTACAAGATGATTTTGACACGCTAGACAGCACGGATGAGCCTTTGCTATATAGGAACTCCGCCACTTACACGATAACATATACACAATAAGGAGTATAAAATGACCTCAGCCGCGATTAAGACACAAGGATTTAAGTTTCAAATTGGCGATAACGCAAGCCCGATTGTCTATACGGAAGTCAAAGAAGTTATATCGTTCCAAGGTTTTGACGGGACAGCCGCCGAAATTGATGTGACAAATCTACAATCGACTGCAAAAGAATTTCTCATGGGATTGCAGGATTTCGGGTCATTCAAAATTGATTGTAACTATTTGCAAGCAGACGCTGGACAACTGGCTATGCGGACTGCAAAAGCGGCTCAGACCATTACAAACTTCAAGGTCACTTTCTCGGACACAAAAACCGCCATATTTGCCGGATTTGTAATGAGCAACCCCGTATCCGGTGGCGTTGATGCCAAAGTTGATGGCTCGTTCAATATCCGCATTTCAGGAAACGTGACATTCTCATAAAATGAGCAAATACAACGGCGACTTTGATTTTGAGCTTGATGGGAAGCGTCTGACAATCTGTTATGATTGGCGGGCGCTTTCTTCTTTGTGTAATTTCTCAGGCTCAGTCAAAGAAATTGCAAAGCCTATTGATGAAGTTGACCCTGAAAAAGTGGCTGATGTGTTGGCGTGTGGCCTTCTAAAATACCATCCTGAAATGAATAAGGAGGCTATTCTTGAGTGGTCTCCTCCGCTCATGCGCTCGATAATGGTTATTGATACGGCGCTTTCTTATGCGTATTTCGGCGCTGATGGCGCTCCCCCTGATGATAAAAAAAAACTGATGAGGAGGAAGAAAAAGACCCTGTTACAGAGGCTTTTCGGATAGCCTTTCAGATAGGATTATCACCTTCTGAGTTTTGGCCTTTAACGCCGTGGGCGCTGGGGCAGCTCATAGAATCCCACATAAAAAACAAAAATGATGAGCATAATTCTCGCGCTTGGATGATGTGGCATGGCGCTCTTTTAGGTCGTATTCAAAATACTCCTCCGCTTGAAAATTTCCTCACTGGTAAAAAACCTATGAATTTAATTGATGAGGAGGCTATAATGGCAAGGCTTGAGGCTTATCAGAAAAGGGTTGATGAATGTCGATCATAACAAAATTAACCGCCATTTTAACCGCCGATTCCGCTCAATTTGAAAGCGGCATAAAAAAGGCTCGCTCCTCATTTTCACAATTTCAATCAGCAATAGTCAAAGGTGTTGGGCTTGTATCCGGAGCAATGGCAACGCTGGGGGCTGCTTTTCTTGCTCTTGGTATCCGGCAAGCAAAGGTTATAGGAGAGAATGTTGACCTTGCAAATTCTCTGGGGGTCACATATCGCGAATATCAAGCGCTTTCTCTGGTAGCGAATGAAAGCGGAGTGGCTCAAGAGCAATTTTCCGTTGCTCTGACAAAGACACAAAAGGCCATATTTGACGCTGCAAACGGCTCTAAGACCATGCGTGAGTCATTTGACCGTATAGGATTATCTGTCAAGGATTTGATAGGGCTTTCTCCTGCAGAACAATTCATAAAAGTTGGCGCCGCTATAGGTCAAATTTCAGACCCAACAGTAAGAACGGCAACTGCTATGGAGATTTTTGGAAAAGCCGGACGCTCGCTTATCCCCATGCTTGATGATTTGGAAGCAAAAGCAAAAGAGGCTGATGCGTTCAATCAAAAGTTTGGATTATCACTTTCGCAGATTGACTCATCAAAGGTTGAAGAATCTGGGGACGCTTTCGGGCGCGTGGGAAAAACGATTGAAGGGGCTGGGAACGTCATAGCGGTACAATTTGCGCCACTCATTACAGAAATGAGCAATAGATTTGTTGATGCTACTTTCTCAGCAGACGACTTCGGAAAAGGCGTGCGCAAGGTCATGGAGTTTGTCGCCGGAACGATTGACACAGTGCGGAAAGAAATCCTTTTGCTTGAATTAGCTTTTAAGGGTGTGATTGCTGGGGTTTTGGAGACTGCTGCAAAGGCTAAAGAAGCTTTGACGGGTAATGGTGGGGTTTTGCGCGGCGCGGCTAATAGTGCGGCTGCTGAGGTGCGCGGCGTTGAATCGGAGCTTGCAAACTTTGAAAGTACTATTGCGAAGTTTGACAAAATCAATGAAGCTGCAGACCAGAGGGCAAGCAAAAAAAGGAACGCGCCAACAGGTGCAGATTTAGAAACAACGCTAGATGCGGGAAACAAAAAGATATCTGAGCATGTTAAAAAGGTAAAAGAAGCAAAAGATGTTTGGGGAGAATTTGGAAAATCGTCGGGAAGCGCGATTGATTCCCTTATCTCTGATTTAGGGCGCGGAAACTTAAGCCTTCAATCATTCAGAAATGCGGCTGTAAGCGTCCTACAGGATGTTTTGACCGCTCTTAATGGCGGAACAAGCATAGGAACAACCATAGGGACTTTGTTAGGCGGGGTTATTCGCAACTCATCCGCAAGCTCAGCATTTCAATCTGCTCATGGAATAAGCGGCTCACTCGGCTCAACACTTGGCAGCTTGTTTGCATCATCCACCACGGGAAGTTTTGCCACGGGAATTCAAAATGTTCCCTATGACATGAATGCGCGTCTCCATAGGGGGGAGGCTGTTATTCCCGCAAGTCAGGTTAAGTCAATGAATCGGGATGGAGGTGGCAGCGTTATAAATATTGATGCGCGTGGCGCTCATGCGGGGGTTGAAGAAAAAATCCGTCAAGTTATGAATGAGGTTACTTCTTTGCGCAGGGATACGCCAAAGATTGCTCTTAATGTTGTTTCCGACCAGAATCGCCGTAACCCTAATTTTGTGAGGTAGGAATGACCATTTCATATCCGCTTAGTTTCCCGTCCGCCCTGACAGTCAGCTCCATTTCTATTGCGCCGCGCAACGCCGTGGAGCGTTCTGAAAGCCCATTCACATTCGAGGAACAAATATATGACCTCGGCGGTGAAATGATAACAATAAGCGGAACAATGCCTCTAATGACCAGAGAACAGGGGGAGGCTTATGTGTCTTTTCTGTTCAAACTTAAAGGTAGGCGCGGGACTTTTCTTTTCCCCATTCCTAATTCGACGCCTCGCGGGGTAGCAACTGGCACGCCCTTAGTTGATGGGGCGGGGCAGACAGGAAACTCCCTGAATATAAAGGGCATGACCGCTTCAACCACTAATATTTTCAAGGCTGGGGATTGGTTGAATTTAGGTACAGGCTCCTCAACTCGGCTTCATAAAATTCTCGACGATGCCAATTCGGATGGCGCGGGGAAAGTAACAGTCAATATATGGCCTTCTCTCCGCTCAAGTCCGGCTGATAGCGCGGCAATCACTATAACGAATTGCAAGGCATTGCTGAGGCTCGCTAATGATGAGGGTTATTCCATAGATACAAACAAAATGTATTTTATGCAGTTCTCCGCAATGGAGGCGCTCTAATGGCTCGTGATATTACAAGCGGCTTTTTGTCTGAGATTACGGCGAAAGAGCTGCGCCCAGCTTTACTGCTCAAAGGAGAGTTTGATTCCGGCACTGTTTATATGTGGACGGGAATAGGCACAATTACATGGGGCGGTAATGATTACCTTGGCGGCGGGAATTTTATCAATATTGAAAGCATTGAAGAAACGAGCGAACTGAAAGCGGCTTCAACCCGTTTCAAATTGTCCGGCGTTCCCTCATCTCTCTTGTCTGTTGCGCTTGCTGAGTCCTATCAAAATCGGCCAATTTCCTGTTATTTTGCGGTTCTCAATTCGTCCGGCGCAATTATTGCAGACCCTTATTTGGTGTTCAAAGGCAAAATGGACGTTATGGAGATTAGCGACTCAGGGGACACTGCGGAGATTACAGTCAGCGCCGAAAGCGATTTGATTGATTTGCGCGTTATTCGGACAAGGAACTACACGCCGGAAGACCAAAAAGTTAAATATCCAAGTGACAAAGGGCTAAACTTTGTCCCTCAGATTCAGGACATTATCGTAAATTGGGGAGTTGGCGTAAAATGAGAATAGAGGGCTGGGAAAAGCTGTTATCTGAATATCTTGAGGCTCAAGCAACTGTCCCTTTCGAATGGGGCGTTTCTGACTGCCTTATGTTCGCGGCTGATGCGGTCAAGCTCATAACAGGTATTGACCCTGCCGAGGAAGCGAGAGGCCGCTATAATGACGTTAAAAGCGCCGCAACTTTGAGCATAGAAACAGGAATAAAAACTGAGGAAATCTTTGACCGTCATTTTGAGCGCGGGGATGTTGCTTTTTCTCATAGGGGCGATATCGTTTTGAAAGAAACAGACCGTGGAGCAACATTTGGTATCGTTTATGGCGGAAAAGCTGTATTCAAAGTGGATGGGGTCGGATTATCCTATGAGCCTCTTATGAGCGTGGGGATATCATGGCGCGTGGAATAATCATCTTTTTATGCTTGGTATTTATCCCGATAAGCGCGTATGCAATGCCTCCGGTTGCTGTGGCTGTTGCTGGGGCGGCTCTATCGGGTGTAACTTTCGCGACTGTTGCGGGTGTTGTCACGCTTGGTTTTTCATGGGCTTCTTTTGCTGTTTCTCTTGCAATGTCCGCCCTTTCTATCGCGTTTACGCCAAAACCTAAGAAATCAGGAGGCTCGTATGACCACGGTCAAGGGAATTCTCAGCAATTCCGGCAAGCTGTTACCCCGCGAGAAACGGTATATGGGGAGGTGCGAAAATCTGGTGTTATTGTCAACATAACCACGACTGACTCAAATTTGTACCTTCATTTTTTTATTGCCCTTGCCTCACATGAAGTTCAGGAGATTGGCGAGGCAATAGTTGATGATGTGTCTATTGCTGATGATATGCTTGATGCTGATGGAAACGTCATTTCTGGGCGGTATTCAGGCTATATGCGCATTAGAAAACACTTGGGAACTGTTGCTCAATCAGCCGACTCATTCGCTGTGACTGAGATTCCAGACTGGACGACAGACCATAAACTAACAGGGATTGCTTACGTTTATGTCCGATTGAAATGGAGTCAAAACATTTATCCGTCCGGTGTGCCAAATTTCTCATTTTGGGTTAAGGGTAAAAAGCTATTTGACCCAAGGAGCGCAACGACATATTGGAGCCAAAACGTCCCGTTATTCATTCGAGATTATTTAACCGATTCTGATTTAGGGATGAATGTATCTGATTCCTTCATTGATGATACAACATGCGCAACTGCGGCAAATGAAGCTGATGAATATGTCTCCGTGTCAAATGTGGCGGTTAATTTTACGGCTGTTGATACCACAACGGATTTTATCGTTATGGAAGGAAGTATTCTGAAATTCATGGTGGGGGATAAAGTTCGTCTCTCATCCGGCACTGTGGGCGGCTTGTCCGGCGGGACTGATTACTATGTGATAGCCTATCAGCGCGTGGGCTATTGCCGGATTAAGCTTGCCTCATCGTATGCGAATTGCATAGCTGGAATCGCTATAAACCTCACATCCGGAACGACTGGAATCCTTACTAAGATAGCGGAGCCGCGTTATCATGGCGGCGGTGTGATAAAATCGGGTAATGAGCCAGCCGCAAACCTTGCTGAGATGTTCCCTTCAATGGCGGGAACGGTCACAAACTCTGGCGGAAAATGGCGCATTTATACGGGGACATATAGAGTCCCCACAGTCTATTTTGACGAGGGGGATTTAGTAGGGGCAATATCTGTTACCACAAAAATCTCAAAACAAGACCGCTTTAACCGGATTCAGGGCGTCTATACGGCGCACTTAAACAACGGAAATCCTTCTGATTATCCGATGGTCAAAAATGACACATACGCAGCGCAAGATGCACAAGAGATTTTACGCTCAAGGGATTTGCCATTCACCCAGCGCCCACATACTGCAATGCGAATTGCAAAATCAGAGATGGAGCGCAATAGGCAGGAAATAGCATTTTCCGCGCCATTCAATCTGAGCGCGTTTAAGGCGCTAATTGCCGATAACATTTATTTTAGCTTTGCGCGGTACGGCTGGACTAACAAGGTTTTTGAGGTCACAAGCTGGAAACTCACATCTCAAGATAATACCCCTGTAATTGAGATGGTGTGCCGCGAGATGTCATCTTCCGTTTATGATTGGTCGTCTGGGGAGGAAACTTCTATTGACCCTGCACCAAACACAAATCTTCCTAATATTTTTGATGTTCCTGCTGTTTCGGGACTTAGCTTTGACTCAACCCAAATCGTTTCAACGGGCGGGGATAGCATTTATAAGCTCATTTTGCGCTGGATTAGTGTTTCAGACTCCTTTGTATCGTCCGGCGGTCAATACGAAATCCAATATAAAAAACATGCTGATGCTGAATATACGCCATCATATTTTGTCAATGGCGAAATCACATCGAGCGAGATTACAAGCGCCAGTGCGGGAACGGCTTACGATATCCGGATACGCGCTGTTAATAGATTAGGCGTGCGCTCGCCGTGGAATTATCTATTAAATGTTGTCACGGGGTCGGGCGGTGGTGTAACCTCAACAGAAGATTGGGGAAGCTTTGGCGCTGGGGCTGCTACAACGGAAAATTGGGGCGCTTTCACTGGCGCGGTAACAACGACAGAGGATTGGGGAGCTTTCGCATAATGGCAAATAATCAGGTACAACTTCGCAGAGATACACGCACAAACTTAGTGGCAGTCATTCCTGCTGATGGCGAGCCAGCTTATAACACGACAGACGATAGGCTCCACGTTGGAAACGGCGTTTTATTGGGCGGTATCCCTCATGCAAATTGCTATGACATTCAGGATGAATATTTTTGCTATGTCGCCGACTCTGGCGCAGCAAATGCCTATGTTATGACGCTCCCCTATGCCCCTTCTGCATATAAGGCTGGTCAAGCATTCAGGGTTAAAATATTAAACTCCAACTCCGGCGCGTCAACTTTGAATATTAATAGCCTAGGCGCAAAAAACATTTACAAATTCACATCCGGAGCTTTAGGCGCTCTTGTAAGCGGTGATTTAATCGCAGGGGGCATTTATGAGCTTGTATATGATGGGACACAGTTTCAGCTTCAAACCTATGCAAGCGCTGGTATTACAACAGTCAAGCAGGGCAATATAAGCACCTCTATGGGGAGTGTATCGACCACAGGAGCAACCCCGACAACATTAATACTTGCTGGCGGAGAATATGGATTTTATCCTCAAATACAAAGGAGTGGTGGTGGTACTTCCGATGTTTTTGCATATTTGTCGAATATTAGTGGAGGCTCTGGCTTCTCATATCGAACACAACTAACGATGCACTCCTCTGTAGGGGTTACTGTCTCAGCTCAACAACGCTATATAAACTCATCACCTCCTTTTGATTTAGGCGAGGGTGATGTTTGCGGATTTATATTTGCAGAGATAGCCCCATCCGGTGAAATTGTCACAAGCTATATTGCAGACGTTCCACCATGGGCTTATAACGGAAAAACCTCAATTCGCGCCGATAAAATTTGCCCTATCACTGGTAAGAAATTTCGCATTGCCATGAAAGAGCGCAGCCTTGATGAGATTATGAACGGGGCGGAAATGATATACGAGGAGCAAGAAATCACTCATGCTCTTAAAAACGCCGATATGTGCGATATTCCCCATCCTTTCTCAATGCCGAAAGCCGGACACAAGATTGTTTTGCTTGACCCGATGGACGATAGAATCAAAAGCCTGATTGAATATCAAAACTCTGGCGGGGCGAATGAAATTCTCAGCGCCATTTCCTCTGGAAAAATATATGCCGACTCTGATATGATATCCCGAAATGGAATGGCAAAAATAAATGGTGTGTCCGTCCATAAGCTGAAATTCAAATATTCTAAAAAGTAGGGGTAAATTTTGGATGTTGTTCAAACACTCTTTGGAGTTATTTTGGCTTTGGTAGCAGGATTTGCAAAACACGTTCATGGAAAGACAGAAAAGAATGCCGATGATTTGGCATCTTTTAAGACGTATGTCGCAACTAACCACCCAACAAATGACGGTATCAATCATCGTTTTGACCAAGTGGATGAGAAGCTGGTCAAGATTGCCGACAAGATGGATGAAAAATTCGATAAAATGTCAAACAAAATAGAGTCCCTCCTATCAGTCCGGCGCGGTGATGATAAATGAAACTCGCGGTATGCTGGACAAATGCGACAAGACCGGAAGATGAAAAGCGCCGTATAGAGGCAACAGTCCGCGACAGCATATTAGTTTTTTTCAACGGGGTAGAAAATGCAAAATCAGCCCATGACCATATCCGCAACGGAGTCAGAAGTCCTTATGATGATTGGTCGCGAGCGGTGTATCATGGTTACAGGTCAATCAAGGGTTACGTTACCCCGTGCGAATATTCGCGAGCTACTTTCAAAATTACCTTTGAGGAAGGATTAAAATGACTTTTCCCAAGCCGGACGCTCAATCCTTATGCGCTTTTTATGGCCAACCTTGGAAAATCACATCAAACGGCGTTGAATGGGACGAGCATTTTGAAGCTGCTCATATTATGCGAATCCCTGCACCTTACGATATGTGGATGGGGGACGCTAAAATAACCAAAATTGCCGTAAATAAAAACTGCGCTGTAAGCCTTTTGGCGTGCCTTGAGCAGATTGCAAAAAAAACCAATGCCAAAGAGCGCAAGGAATTTCAAATAGACCAGTTCGGAGGAGGGTTCAATATGCGCCCCATAAGAGGCATTACAGGGGCTTTGACAGTCAATAAGGTATCTTTACATGCCTACGGCGCTGCAATCGACTTAGCACCCGCTCTAAACCCATTGGGATTGTTTTATAACCCAGCAAAAGGTATGATGCCCCATGAAGTCATAGAAATTTTTAAGAACGAAGGCTGGACATGGGGTGGAGATTTTAATGCGCGCCCAGATTGTATGCATTTTCAAGCAACTTTTTTATAGGAAGAAAAAATGATAAAAGCCCTAGGAATATCCCCAAATATCGCGATTGCTGTAAAAGATACATATCCTCACCCACGATACCATTTTCATGGGTACGCAGGAGACCAATTACTTGGTGATGGTAAAGTGTTCGACAAAAGCGGACTGTCACATCATGCAGCGCGGGGGGCTAATCTTTCGGACGCTCAATTGTTTGCAAATGCCGGATATGTATCTACAGTCGCTCCTGCGGGCGGGGCAACAGACAGCGTTCTGCGAATGGCTAATCTAAATTTTGATTACGTTGGCGGGGAAAAACTTATCGGATGGTGGCTCGGAAAAATGACAGCCCCAGCTTCAAGTATGTCATGGATGGGTGACGGATATACCACAACTTATCCGGGATTGCGTTTTATAATATCGGCCACAGGAAAAGTCCAAGTTGTTGCTTACCAATCTGGCGGGAGTTCCTTCAGCTCAGCTAGCGCCTCAACTCTTGCTGATGGAACGCTTCATAGTTATGGATTCGTAATTGACGGTGCGGCGAAAAAAGCATGTATGTGGATTGACGAAGTCGTAGATGCAAACTTCGGCGGATACGCTACTGTATGGGGGGGTGGGTCTTACGATACGCGGAACTCCAACACATACAACATTGGGCACTCGGCTCCGAACGCGGCGGCGGAATCAACGAATGGAATCGTGACTCAAACCAGAGCGTTTCATCTTCTGCGACTCTCTGCAAGTGACGCTGTTCCAACCAGTTCTACGGTAACTAATTTGTTTGGGTCTTTGCGCGCCAACCCCTCTAAGCCAATTTTAGGGAGCGCATTCTAATGACACTTCCTGTCGGCTCAAAAATTGTGACCATCGGCGATTCTATAACGCAGTACGGAAATGTTGGGTCATCATCAAAAATTGGCAACCAAGGCGACAGCATTATAAATTGGGCGTTGCGTGACGTTCCATCGTTAAAACACGATGTATGGTATGATTCTGGTTCAGGGTCAAATTTCCGTGGATGCAATTTTGGCGTTGCAGGTGACAGCTTGACCATGATTCTTGCTCGTATGCCCGCAATCATGCGGTCTTGTAAACTTATGGGCGCTGGATGTATCGTCTTTCATGGCGGGACGAATACAGGAACAACGGATTTCACCGCCTCCTATAAAATGGAGAGACTAAAAGAATGTCTGACACTTGCTCTTGCTCTCAATATACCCGTTCTAGTTGGCACAGTTTTTCCTCGTGCGGTAACAGGAACTGGGTTTTCATCGACCGTCACAAAATCTTATATGGCAGAATTAATTTCCTTTCGCACACAAATTTTGGCCTTATCCCAAACGACCATAAACCTCTATATATGGGATTCGTGGAACGATTTGGTTGACCCACAATATGTTGCGGGCATCGATGATTACTACGGGACACCGAAAGCTGAGTACACGATTGACGGGGTGCACCTTACCCCGAAAGGCGCGTTTCAGGCAGCGAAATCTCTTCGGACTTTGCTCAAGTCTATAGCCCCATCAAATATCTGGACGGACACTTTTTTTTCAGGGAACGCCCCATCTGGTGCCGCAAACAAACTAACGAATGGCTCTCTCACTGGTTCGTCTGGAACCCCATCACTAGGGGTCACTGGCAGCGTTGCGACTAACTGGTTGGCGCGTGGGCAGAGCGGGGTTGTAAGCGCGGTTGCAAGTTTGGTTTCAAATTCGAATACCGGAGGACAAACCCAAAGACTTGTTATCACTTCAACGGGCGCTGGGGCGGGGTATGAGAATATTTATTTTAATCAGAGCGCCAGTTTGTCGGGGATAACAAACGGGGCGTGGATTCGCACCTATATCAAGATTAAAGTTTCGGGAAATACGACTGGTATTTTGGGGGCATTGCGCTGCGATTTGATAAATTCCACAACATCCATAACGGGTGTTGGCATGGAAAACACCAACGCCACACGAAGCGCTGAGCCGTGGCCTAAAGATGATTATGAAGCATGGATTGTTACTGGGGCTGTCAAATTTAATACGGGAGATTCGGTTCAAGCCTATATTTATGCGGATATCATCAATACGATTTCAGGGGCAATCACGGTTGATGTTGAATCGGTTCTTGTGCTCGAAGAATCAGACCCGTCGCTCGTGTTCAACTATTCTTCATCGGCCACTACGAGTTCCTCGGTGAGTTTAACTGAGAATTTTATAACGGCAAACCAACTCCAAGCTATGGGACAGTCATGGACACCCACAACTTACCCAAGCGGAGTTGCTGGGTCTATGGATATTGTAAATGGTTGGGGCAAGTTCACCATCAGGCAAACAGACCCCACAACTTTCACAGGCATCCGCTCAGAATTGACGCTCCCCGCCAACGCCATAGGGGATGAGACTTGGATAAGTTGGGAGATGATAATTAAACGCGCTGATTGGGATTCGGATGCGGGTCAAATTGTATTGGGACAAATGCACCCATCGGACTCTATCGTGGCCACCATATTATTTTCCATCGTGGCCACAACTGGGAGGTTGCGACTTGATTTGCCCCTATCTTCATTGCCAACGGAAACGCTGCTTTCAAAGAGCATTGATATCGGAGCCATTGAATATGACCATGTTTACAAATTCTATGTTCATGCGAAATGGTCTAACACTTCAACTGGATTTATAGAGGTGTACGTCGACGGCAAGAAAATTTATGGCGCATTTAATTTGGCGACTTGTTACAATTCCGATGCACCTTATTTCAAGCTGGGGATTTATGACGGACCACATCTCGCTAATTTTGGAACGAAATCCGCTTATTTCCGCAATTTGAAAAGATGGACAGGAAATTCTTCGTTTGGGGATATGATGGGCGAACCCCCGAAGCCATTAAAAATATATTCGTCTAAAAAATAAAACAGAAGAAAGGAACTAAAAATGAAAAGTTGGAAAACTACTTTACTCGGAGCAATCGGCGGGGCATTTATCGCCATTCAAC